CAATTCGCAGTACGCAACTTTATATCGTTTCAGCAGCAGAATATCAATAGGCTAAAATACAGCACAAAAGGACAAAGCACTCTCAGAGAAAGTTGGTCAGGCACAAAGAACGTCAGTTATAACAACGCACCCAACCAAGCCAGACTGATGATACAGCACAATCGCCCGATAAGCGAAGGCGATGCTCGCTTTAGGCATATTGCCAAGTTGTTCGTGGAAACATCCGAGGGAGAACGATACAAACTACCCTTCACAAACATATCCGGCGGTCGCGCCATGGTCGAACATGTGAAGCGTGGTGGATATCCTTGGGATATCAGAGGACAGCAGATATCGAATATCGTAAGTGAAATAAATGTGTTGAGTAGATTCAAGCGGGCGAACAATAACAAAATATTCGAGGGCGAGGCAAACCTTATCGTAACTGAAACTGCCAAGTATTATGAATCGCTGCGCGATACCTTGAAGTCAATAGGTTCGCCACGAGGATACGCCAACTACTTTGAAACATGGAATCCAATGTCGGTAACTGACCAGGATTATATGGTAGAAACTGTAAGGGAATTATTTGCCACCGGAGACGCCGACGAAAGAGTCGAGCAGGCATTGCCTATATTGGCCAAAATACAACAAGGAATACCAATGAAAGAAATAAAAATTTTTGAAAGCTGGGCTCGCATCCTCTCAGAAGGTGTATGGGCATTACCTGACACAAAGGAAAAGCAAAGTAAGCTGGCAGACATCCTACGCAACGATCTGATCGTTGGGTCCGATGCTACCAATGCTGAGTCGACTCTTGAAGGTTTGTTCCTGACCGACGAACTGCGTGATGAGCTGGTCAACCTGGCGAGCGTGGATCCCGATGCGGATGCAGCGTCACTCGTACTGTCGTTCCTCTATAAATACCGCGACGATCCAGGCGTGGAAACGGTACTGACTCGCATTCGCAGCTCAGACGACGAGGGCGAGGAAGAAGAAAATATCAACATAGATGTTGACAACGGCGAGGAAGATGTTAAAATAGACTCAGAGCAAGAGGTATCCGAGAGCGACTATGAGTATGACGAAACACTAGCCGACATCCTGAAGAACGCTGGCGCTTTCCCACGCGAGAAAGCAGCTGTTGACTATGAAGTAAGCGACTATGACGAGCTTGACGAAGGCTATCGGATTATTCCATCGCTGGATCCAGGTTACGAAGAGCGAGAGGGTCTTGAAGGACCAATTAACGCAAACGGTCGCCCGCTGTACTATGACCCTAAGGAAGGCAAATACTACGATCCTCGGACAGATTTATACCTCGACCATGACGAAGCGTTCAACGCCATGAAAGAAGGCGAGCTTGGAGGCACTGTGGGCAAAATGGCAGGAACTGCATTGGGCTCCAGTGTAGGTGGACCCATCGGAGCGTTCGTCGGAGGCAAAGCAGGAGAGTATGTAGGCGATAAGCTAGGTGACATGATGCCAGAGGCAAGAATGGCTGAACCTGTTCACGACGCTGAACTTGCACGACTGAAAACTTTAGCCGGCTTCATGGTTAAATAAATACAAAAAATGACTTGACAGAGAGTTCGCCTAGGTATAACATACAAAATGTGTCTTCCTAGGCGATCAAAAGAATTCAACTTAGTAGTTGACTTATCGAGCCACTCGATATAAAATAATGTGGAAGGCACCTAAGATAAGGCATCTTAAACATTAATAAACTATAGGCATCATAAAAATGGCATCATTATCAGAAATCAGAGCTAGACTCGCAGCAGCAGACAACAAGAAATCAGACGGAGCCGGTACCGGTTTCGACAACACCACGTATCCACATTGGACGATGGATGACGGCAAAACATGCACACTGAGATTCCTGCCAGACGGCAATTCTAAAAACACATTCTTCTGGGCTGAACGAGCGATGATTCGTCTACCCTTTGAAGGCATCAAGGGCGACAACGACAGCAAACCAGTCACTGTGCGTGTACCATGCGCCGAGATGTTTGGAGATATTTGTCCTGTACTTAGCGAGGTTCGAGTATGGTGGAAAGACGCATCACTCGAAGAAATGGCTCGCAAGTATTGGAAAAAGCGCGATTACTTCTTCCAAGGGTTCGTGCGTGAAAATCCTATCCAGGAAGAAAATGCTCCTGAAAATCCTATTCGCAAGTTCATCATTGGACCACAGTTGTTCACTATCATCAAGGCAGCACTTCTGGATCCAGAATTGGAAGAATTACCCATTGACTATCTTCGTGGCCTTGACTTCAGAATCGTGAAGACCTCGAAAGGTAAATATGCCGACTATAACACCAGCAACTGGGCTCGCAGAGAATCAGCACTGACTGCAAGCGAACAGGCTGCACTCGAAGCATACGGACTTGTAGATTTGTCCACGTATCTGCCAAAGCGTCCAGATGCAACTGAACTCAAAGTTATCCAAGAAATGTTCGAAGCATCGGTCGATGGTCAACCCTACGACCCAGATAAATGGGCACAGTACTTTAAGCCAGCTGGAAATGTGTTGGCATCTACATACGACGCTGCACCCAAAGCAGAAAAGGTTGAGGAAGAACGACCGGCACCTAAGGCATCGAAGCCAGCTACGAATGAACCTGCACCATGGGAAGACGACGTCAAGGCAGCAGAAGAATCATTCGCTCCTGCATCCGAGCCTGTAACTACTCCTAAGCAGACTGGACAAAAGGCAGAGGACATCCTTGCCTTGATTCGCTCACGCCAGTCATCACAGTAAGCACGACACGCAATGCTGACGCATCACTGGTGCGTCAGCATATCTACAACATTTCGGAGAACTAAATGGGAAAGCCGTTCGACCTTTCTAAATTCCGCAAGGAACTAACTAAATCCATCGAAGGATTGTCAGTAGGATTCAATGACCCAACAGACTGGGTATCCACTGGTAACTTCGCACTAAATTATTTGATATCAGGAGATTTCAACAAGGGAATTCCACTAGGTAAAGTAACTGTGTTCGCAGGTGAATCTGGCGCAGGCAAGTCGTATATCTGTTCGGGCAACATCATCAAAAACGCACAGGAACAAGGTATCTACGTTGTGCTGGTTGATACTGAAAACGCTTTGGATGAAGACTGGCTCAAAGCACTTGGAGTTGATACGTCCGAGAGCAAACTACTGAAACTGTCCATGGCAATGATCGACGACGTGGCGAAAACCATTAACACTTTCATGTCGGACTACAAATCGCTATCCGATGAAGACAGACCTAAGGTACTGTTCGTGATCGATTCACTGGGAATGTTATTGACTCCAACAGACGTCAATCAATTTGCAGCTGGTGATCTAAAGGGTGACATGGGTCGTAAGCCTAAGGCATTGACAGCACTGGTCAGAAACTGCGTCAACATGTTTGGGTCCTATAACGTAGGACTAGTCGCAACTAACCATACATATGCCAGCCAGGATCCCTATTCTCCAGATCAGGTTGTAAGCGGCGGCTCGGGCTTCGTGTACGCATCATCAATCGTTGTTGCCATGAAGAAGTTGAAGCTCAAGGAAGATGAGGACGGCAACAAGACTACGACGGTCAATGGTATCCGAGCTGGCTGTAAAATCATGAAGACACGTTACGCCAAACCATTCGAAGATATTGAGGTTCGTATTCCATACGACACTGGAATGAGTCCATATTCTGGATTCTTCGATTTACTTGAAAAGAAGAAGTTGATTTCCAAAGACGGCAATCGTTATACTTACGTTGACTTAAACGGAGAAATTCATAAATATTTCAGAAAGGAGTGGAATAGAAATGAAAACGGTATTTTCGATCTAGTGATATCAGAATTTGACAAGAAGAAGAATCTTGAGCTATACTCTGAGGACGAAGAAACTGAAGTAACTGAAACTGAGCAACACACGGAGTAAACAATGTCAGTAGAACTTGCAAAAGAAATTTGGGACGAGACTAAGCGTTATTTGATCTCGACCGACCGAGCCGAGGTAGCAGATACTCTGGTAAGTATCATGATCGATCATGATATCGACGCCGAGGAAATAAAGGAAGTGTTCAAACGCGATGTGGACGTAAAGGCAGCTTTGGAACATTATTTGGATCAGGGAGTCGACTACGACGAGGATGAATTCCCAGACGAAGAGGATGAAGACTTCCTGTGATAAGCTACCATGAAGTAACTCAAGACCTAACCCTTGTGCCAGACTTTATCGCACAATATGAAGTTGAGTTAGCGGCAGCCAAACGAGAGGTAAGTATTTATGGCAATATTGAAAAGAATATTGCCTCCTTGCCTGGTATCACAGAACATAGGTTCGCACAGCTTCAGACGATTGAAGCTGTGCTGAACTACCTCAACATCCAACTGCGTAAAATACGGCGCAAGCACTATCAAAAATATCTAGAGGGATATGCCAGAGCATTGTCCTCACGAGATGCTGAAAAATACTGCGACGGAGAGCAGGAAGTTATCGACATGGATTTGATCATCAACGAGATCGCCCTGGTACGAAATGCCTACCTGGGAATCATGAAGGGACTTGATCAGAAGTCTTACATGCTTGGACATGTGACCAAGCTGAGAGTGGTGGGAATGGAAGATGCCTCAATATAAAAAGAGTTGACACTTTCCAGTTGCTCTTGTATACTACACTCATAGCCAAGAACAACTGGAGAGACAACGATGAAAACTTCTAAATTCGCAATAACCCTGATCGCTTTCTTCGCAACCAACGCACATGCCTATCTGCCTAGCGAACCCGAGGCCAACAAGATGGAAGAGGCACAGTTATGTCGAGCTGAAGCTACACAGAGGGTGTTAATCGCGACGGACGAAATCACCTATACCATGAAGAGCAGAAGTCCCTTGGCCGAGAAGGCGGAAAAATACAAAGAACTAGGGGCTTACAAAACCGCTGCCGAGGCAGATATGAATTACTGGCAAAGAAAGTTTGATGATGCAAGACGTCAAGGCATGATTGTCAACTCATTTCAAAACAAACTAGATCTCATCCACCATAACGGGATCAGCAAGAAGTTCGTAGAAGTATTCTACCAAGATTGCCAGAATGCAAAATAAAAAGAGTTGACACAACAATATCCTTTGAGTATACTACTTTCATAGTCAAAAACAACTGGAGATAAACATGAAAACCTCGCACAAATATGTAATCACTGGGATCTTTGCAGTCGCTTTGCTCGCTCTCAACGAATCTAATGCACCAGCTTCCGCGCCATCCGGTGGCCCAGAGACAGGTGAACAGGCCGCGATCTGCGCCGCTGCCCTAGGAGAAGCAGCAGACTTTGTTGAAGCAGCACCACTTGGTATGGATGTCAGTGGTACGGTAAAAACCTTTCATGATAAGGGTCTCGGATACGCAAAACTGGTAAAGCAAGAAATAAGCGCACATAGATTCACGCTCGAAAAGTCAAACGAGTTGTTTGATAGCACATTCCTCTTATCTCAGACTAAGCAAGGATACAGAGAGGGAATTGTAAAAGAGTGCCTGGTACTGTCCGACAGAATGCTGAAAGACATCAAGTAAACAGCCACCATAGGAGACACAGATGAAAACCTACAAATTCTATACCTACACCCACTCAGGTGACGAAACTGTGGAGGTGATCAAAGCCGAAACCATGGATTCAGCACAGGACATCTTCGAGGAAATCTACGGCGAGGATTGGTTTTTGGATAAGGCTACCGAAGAGGAAGCCGCTTAAACCACCATCCTTGCTGTAACTCGCACAACCTCCACTCAGTGTGCGCTAACCATCTAACCCACTCTGTTCTATCCGGACGGCGTGGGTTTTCTATATCCTCTAGTCTACCAGCCCCTACCACGCTTGCCATGCTGTTTGGCCCAACCACTGAGGGCACACCAAAGAGGATGGATTCTACGCCTGGCGTCGACGACCAGTTGACTACCAGGTGGGCGTTGGATAGGACGGTATGAAAGTCGAAGCTATCGTAGCTACCACCGAGTTTGGTAGGAGTGACCATAGCTACACCCTGAACGACGCTGAGGCGCTCTCTTGGATGTGGTCTGACTATGATAGGACGATCGCTAACCGTCCGAATCCGCTTGACAACCTCATTAATCCAGTCTATCATAGATGGCTGTCCCCTCCATTGTTCGCTGTCGGTTCTTTGCGCCGCCACGACGATATTCCTGCCAGCCTGACGCCAGGGCTTTGCCTCCAAGCCAATAGCCTTTGTCCTATTCTCGACGAACTCCGTCCCCCAAAACACCTGTCGGTTTCTCCACAGCGATATCTTCCATGTCTCGCCTCGGCTGATCATACCAACCTCAACGACGATCACAGCTCTACCTGAGTCCTGAAACTGGTCGAAAATAGCCTTGTTTGGCGCCATCCTTCCTGCCCACAACAACGACCAGATGACAGCCACATCGGCGTCATGGTTGTTGTAACAGTACTCTATCCCTATATTGAAAAGACCTTGACTTATTGCGTCGAACACCGGCCCACTGTTGAGTGCACCATATTGATTGAAGATACTGACTAGCACGACATAACCATTGATAAATACCTTAACTTATTACTTATATATATGAAAAGAATAGCAGTACTTACAACTTTCAATGAAAAAGGGTATACCCAATATGCCAAGAGGATGCTCCAGACCTTTGTCGATACCTGGCCTAGTACGGTAGACCTGTACGTCTACGCAGAGGACTGCGCCGTAGAGGAGTCAGCCGATAACCTGCATCTGATCGACCTGCTTGCTACCGTACCTGAGTTGGTCGCGTTCAAACAACAGTGGGGCAACGTGCCAAAAGCCTTAGGACAAGTAGCCACTGGACCAGTCCTCAGAAAAGGCAAACAACACGGCATAGGGTTCAAGTGGGACGCGGTCCGCTTCAGCCACAAAATATACAGCGTGTGTCATGCTGCTGGTCAGTTGGCGGGCAAGGTCGACTGGCTACTATGGGCAGATGCAGACACGATATGGCATTCACCTATATCGGAACAAGAACTCAGTGATTTCTGCCCAGACGAATATGACCTAGCATACTTAGGACGCAAGAACAAATATACTGAGTGTGGACTCTACGCGATGAACTTGAACTCGGTGGACTGCCTGATGTTTCTGGAACGATTCCAATGGGTCTACGATAACGCAGAGGCCGGCATATTCACGATGAGCGAGTGGCATGATAGCTTCGTGTTCGATCGCGTGAAGGAGCAGTTCAAGCTCAAAGAACTTGACTGGGCCAAGGGAATCATCACAGGCGAAGGACATCCACTTATTAACTCGCGCTGGGGATTATACGCAGATCATTTAAAGGGCAAGAGAAAAGATATTGGTCATTCGGTACCACATGATATCAAGATCATACAACACTGCGAGTATTGGCAGAGGATAATACAAAAATGACTTATACTAGTTATGTGCTTTCAAATAGACCACACATGTTTGAACCGATAAAAACCAGTATGCACCCAACACCGGTTAAATATTTCAACGGCGAGGGTTATCCATCATTCTCGAAGATAATAAATGAATGTGTTACCAAATGCCCCACCGAAACAGTAATCATGATGGGAGATAAGGTATTACCAACGAGCGTTCATGTAGAAACTACAGTACGATTACTTAACCAGGGATTTGCGTTTGTTGGTTTATATAGGTTTGGGTTTTTCGGGTTCAAAAAAGAGCTATTCAGAAGAATAGGTATGATGGATGAACGATTTGTCGGCGGCGGATGTGAGGACGAAGATATATACTTACGGCTGAAAGAAGCTAACTTAGCAGCATACATTGCTCAACGAGTGCCATATACCAAAATGCCATCAAGCTGGGATTATACCAAAAGTAAGCCTCATTTTCTAGCCAAATGGGTAGTAGACCAGCAAGCTAATACCATAACTAGAACAATATCCGATGAAGTATATGATTACGATTTAGGACCATCGATTTCAAACGAATGGATGCCATGGAATAAAAGTTATCTCAAAGCTAGTAAGGCAATGGGTTATATAAAGTACGATGTAAAGTAATGAAAAGTTATATTATACGTTTGAAAGATATTGAAACCTCGATGGCAAGTGCAGCACTAGTAAAGCAAGCACTAGACGATTTCAATATGCCAGCCGAATACTTTGACGGTACTAAGGGTGATTACGCTAGAGAGTATTACGCCCAACAGAAAAGAGTATGTCATCCATGGGGTTTGAAAGGACCAGAACGATTACTCAGTGAAGAAGCAAAACAGGATATAACTCGGAGTGGAGTAATAGGATGTTTTGACAGTCATTATAGACTATGGCAACT